AACACAAAAGAAACAATCCTTTAGTGGGAACAAAACCAATAGATATGCCTAATGAGGGTTTTTTACCAACTAATAAAAGAAGATAGATGGCAACAGTATTATTTATAAATAGAACCGATTTAGTAAGAAACTCTATCATTGATGGGAATACCGACACGGACAAGTTTATTCAGTTTATTAAAATTGCACAACAGATAGATATACAACAAATTATAGGTACAAATATGTATACTGGTTTAACTGATGCTATTGTTGCTGGAATTGATTTACCAGCAAATGCAAGATGGAAAACTATTCTTGAAGATTTTATTGTTGAAATGCTTATATGGTATGCACAAGCAAACTACATTCCATTTGCAGCTTACCAAATTAAAAACGGTGGTGTATATAAGCACACATCTGAAAATGCACAAACTGTAGATAAAAACGAGGTTGATTTTTTAGTTGAGAAAGCAAGAACCAATGCAGAATGGTATTCAAGACGTTTTATAGACTTTATGAGTTTTAACCAAGCTACATATCCAGAGTACACAAATAACGTCAATGATGATATTTATCCAAGTTATGAGGCTACATTTAATGGATGGGTACTATGAGTTACAAACCAAAGGCAAAGAACATTGAGAAATTAAAGGTATTTCTTAAAAAGAAAAAAAAGAAGAAGTAATGGCAAACGAAATATATTTTAAAAGTTGGTGGGGTCGTGGTGTTTGTAATAATACTGTTGGCTGGGGTATTGTGTACAAAATCTATGCTGGGTGTAGTGCAGTACCAGCATTGTTAGAATTACTTGAAGCGAGAGCAACGTATTATGAAAATGAGGCTTGTACAACCTCAATATTAGATGAATTAGAAATTATACAATAATGGCAAATAACCTTTTAGATAAAGCAAGTATCATACTCACACCAACCGCCTATGACAATGGTAAAGCACTATGTGTGAAACCAAGTGATGGAAGTGGAGACTTTGATTTTAGCAGAAATTCAGCAGCTACGAGAGTAAATGCTCAAGGTCTTGTTGAAAACGTACAGATACTATCGAGTAATTTGGTGCAGAATGGCGACTTTTCAGAGGAGGGTGTACAAGAGGTTTCTAACGGCAGTTTTTCTCAAGAGGGTAGCGAATTAATTGTAAACGGCGATTTTGATACAGATAGTGATTGGTTTAAAAGCGGACAAGTTACGATTGGTGGAGGTGTTGCTTATTTTGATAGCGATGGAACATTTACACAAATAGCGCAAAATTTAAGCGGTATATCGGGTAAAAATGCCAAAGTAGTTATAGAGGTAACAGAATATAATCAAGGAACATTAAAAGTTTTATTTAGCGGTGGCGCACAACAAAATTTACCTACATCTGTGGGTACACATACTTTATATTTTAGCAATGTATCAAGCAATACATTAAACATAGCAAGGGTTGGCGGTGTAACTAATATAAAAATAGACAACGTTTCAGTACGTGAGGTCGGTCAAGATTGGGTAATAGAAAACACTTGGACTATTGGAGATGGTGTTGCGAATGGAAATGGTGCGGTTGGCTCTACGGCAGAACTAAAACAATACAACGTTAACACTATTGGTAAAACATATAAGGCAACTTTTGAGGTGTTAAATTATGTAAGTGGTACGGTTGGGTTTTGGCAAGGCAGCGGAGTAACTGTTATTGATAGAAGCGCGAACGGAATTTATACAGAATATTTTACAGCAACAAGTGCAGAAATAAGATTTAGACCAAACAATTTCAACGGCTCTGTTACAAACATCTCGGTTAAAGAGGTGGCGCAAAATTGGACATTGGGAACGGGTGTATCAATAGGAAGTAATGAGGCTATATTTACATCTACGCCAAGCGGACAATCTGTTGGGCAAAATGCAGTTGCAGCGGCTTTACCAAATGGTGCTTTAGCTAAAGTATCTTTTGAAGTATTAACAAGAACAGAGGGTACATTTGGAATATATTTTAGTGGAACATTAGTAGGAACATTAGCATCTGCGGGTGTATTTACGGGCTATTTTACAAAGGGTACGGAAACATCTTTTTATATAAGAGCATTAGGAACAACAAGCGGTACAATATCAAACGTAAATGTTATCCAAATTAGTACCGATACTAACCTACCGAGAATAAACTACGAAAATTTCAGTTATCAAGATGCTTTAGGAAGTGAATTGGTTGTAAATGGTACGTTTGATACAGATACGGCTTGGTCTAAAGGTGCGGGTTGGAGTATTGCTAATGGTACTGCATCACATATTGGAGGTACTGCTTCTTATTTATCACAATCAATTTTAAATCCAAATACTCAATATAAAGTAAAAATAAAAGTATCACAAGCGAGTGGAAGTAATTTTGTTCAAATTTATATGGGAGGTAGTCCCGCATCTGTTTTAATACAAAATGTTGGAGAATATGAGTATATATTTACAAGTCAATCATCAATAGGTTTAGGTTTTGCTTTGCGAGGAGCGGGTAATGTAGGAATAGACAACGTATCTGTAAAAGAATATCTCGGGCAATCTGTAGTGCCAGAAAGTGGGTGTGGAAGCTGGTTGTGGGAACCGCAGAGTACGAATTTAGTAACACAATCTGAACTTTTTAGCGATAGTTATTGGAGTAAAATTAATTCAAGTGTAACAAGTGGTTTTTCTTCTCCAAGTGGGGGTTTGAATGCTTTTAAGTTGGTTGAAAATACAAGTTTAGGAAACCACGTTGTAAGAAAAAGCGGGCTGACAACTGCAAGCACAACCACAACAAGTATTTTTGCAAAAGCAGAACAAAGAAATAAAATATTACTTTTTAATGGGGTAGCGGGTTACGGCTTTAATTTATCAAATGGAACAACATTTGCAACATCAACAGGTATCCCAGACGCATTTAATATTACTGAATTAAACAATGGTTGGTATAAATGTTCTATTACTCATTCATCTGCTAATCGTTGCTCAGTTTATCTTATAAATGATGCAGATAGTTTTTCATATACAGGGGATGGAACATCTGGTGTTTACATATTTGGCGCACAAGTTGAACTTGGAACGGGTACTAGTTACATACCCACAGAAGGCGCAACAGTTACACGTAACCAAGACGTATGCACAAATGGCGGTAGTTCAGCAAGTATAAATAACACAGAGGGAACACTATATTTTGAGGGTGCAGCTTTAGCAAATGATGGAACTTTTAGGCAAATATCTTTAACGCAAACCGCTGGTGGTGGAGATGTAATCACTTTAGATTATTCAAGTTCAAGTAATGGGATAAGGTCGTATTTAAGGGTTGGGGCAGTTTCTCAATCATTAACATATATATTAAGTGATGAAACGCAATACAACAAAATAGCAGTAAGGTATAAAGATACGCATTCAATATGGGTAAATGGTTTAGAGGTTGCTTCGCAAGCACTAACAACTTTACCAATTAATCTAAATGTTTTAACTTTTGATAATGGAAGTGGAGGAGGAAATTTATACGGCAAAACAAAAGCACTTGCAGTTTGGAAAGAGGCTTTAAGCGATGCAGAACTAACAGAACTAACAACAATATAATGAATATATACAAGACAAATTTTCCAACAGAGCAAGAGGGCAAAGACTACCTTTTAAGTATTGGTGTTTTAGTTGAAACAGATAACGAAATAGTATTCTCTAAAGATACGGCTGCGGTTGTTTATATCGGTAAAGTTGTAAAGATACCTGCTACTTATGATAAAGAGGGTAACGAACTTACACCGCCAATTTACTATGACGGTTATGCCATAGATGTAATGAGCAGTTTAGATTTAGACTTTGGCGGTTTTATGGTGTACCCAATAGAGGCAGCTCATAGTTTTTACGGTTACCCAAGAAACGCAGAAGTACCTAAATAATTAGTATATTTGATACTTAACCAAAAAACAAATACAATGGGAAAATTATCAAAAAGTGAATTAAAAGAATTTAAAGAGCAAGAACAGAAGAAACAAGCAATCTTACACGATTTAGGTTTATTGGCTACACAGTCACATACACTATCTCATATGTTTGCAGAACTTTCTATGAAGCAAGAAAAGAACAAGAAAGAACTTGAAGCAAAGTATGGTAACATAGAAGTAAATCTTGAAGATGGAACTTTTAAATTAATCACAGATGAAAAGAATAAGTAAACACATTTCTTACAAAGAAGCAGTTGGTTCTAATTATGCTAAACAAAAAGGTATAAAGAATAAACCAAATGAAGAACAAGTTGAGAATATGAAACTATTAGCTGAAGAAGTGTTTGAACCATTAAGAGAGTGGGTAGATGCACCAATTAAAGTAAATAGTATGTTTAGGTCTTTAGAACTTAATACTGCCTTAAAAGGCTCTAAAACGTCATCTCATATGAAAGGTGAAGCAATGGATATTACAAGTATGGCTTGTGGTAAAGAAAATTGTAAATCTAACCTTGAGATGTTTCATTGGATAAAAGACAATTTAGAGTTTGACCAGCTTATATGGGAATTTGGTTCAGAACCTAAATGGTTACACGTTTCTTATAACAAAGACAAAAACAGAAAACAAGTATTAGTAACTAAAAAAAGAGGTGTTTATTACACTTATTAATATGGCAACAGATTACAAAACACTTTTAATTAATTTAGGAACATTTATTTTCTCAATGGCAAACGTTGATGTATTTTTAAAGATTACACTTTTACTTCTAACTATTGGGTATACCGCACACAAGTGGTACTTAATGAATAAGAACAATGGAAAAAAGTAAAAAGAAGTTTAAAGATACCAGAGTAGGTAAATTTCTTACTAAAGTTGCACCAAACATTCTTAAAGGTGTTAGTGATGTTGTGCCAGATGCTGGTATTTTAAAGCTGATAGGTGGTCTTATAAGTAAAGATGAAGTACTTACACCTAAAGATAAAGAAGAAGCCTTAAAACTGCTTGAAATAGATATTATAGAAATGCAAGAAATATCTAAAAGGTGGAGTGCAGATATGTCAAGTGATAGTTGGTTATCAAAGAATGTAAGACCAATGATGTTAATCTTTCTTACCATATCAACCTGGTGCTTAATTCTAATGGATAGCCTTGCAATTGATTTCGGTGTAGGTGTTGAATGGATTGATTTGCTTAAATCACTTTTAATAACAACCTATGTTGCATACTTTGGTTCAAGAGGTATTGAAAAATATAAGTACATTTCGCAGAAATAGAATACTATCCCAAAATCATTATTCTTATTATATTTTATTTTTAAGTATATTATTATTTTTTTTAATATATATTTTTAGATTTATATTTATATATATATTTCTAATTATTTATTTTATATATTTGAAGTAATAAAAAAGTGTAAAGTTATTACTTATATT